CCAATGCAAATACTGCCTGCATTATTTGGGTCATTTGCATAGCTTTTATCACCAATACAAATCGCCTTGGACTTAGCAAAAATATCTGCACCAATCGCAACTGAATTGTTTTGCGCCGTTGAACGAAGGCCCATTATAATTCCGCCACCTGTCGCAGTGTTAGCGTTTCCAAGCGTCAAACCGCCTGAGCTATTCGCACCCACAACCGTTGCATAAGTTCCAACAACCGAATTGTTGGTGCCAAGTGTTGTCGCATAAAAATAAAATCGGTTTAAGATTTGCGAATTTGAACCGATGGAAGTTCCGCCGATGCCGTAGTTTTGAAGATTATAACCAACAGTGACACCATTAGTTGAGCCTTGCCCGACCAAAACAGATTGACCGCAAGTTAAATTTGAACCGATTGCCGTTTGCCCCGATCCATTTACGTCAATATTATTGCCGACAACAACGCTCTTTGTTGTTGTAAGCGGCGCACCTGATCCGTTTACATATTCCAAATTGATATCGCTTCCGATTGCTGTTTGGTAAGTTCCAGTCACATCAATAGCAGATCCAAGCGCAACCGTATTTCTGCCATCAGTGACAACATTATCACCGAAAACCTCACTTTGAAGATGAGCGGTTGGATTACTGAAAGCCCCGTCGCTCGTAATTCGTGCATGAGTTGTCCCTGCGCTATCTTGCCACTGTTGCAAATCAGCGGTTTGACTCGCTGCGCCTTTCACAACTTGCGGCGTTGAACTTGCAGCAGAAGCAATGATTTGAAATTGTCCTGCAACATAAGTGAAATTTGAATCACCACCGAACGAGCCAGCGTCATTATATTGAATATCGCCAGTTGAGCCACCAGGAGTCCCACCGCCTCCACCACTACTTGACTTCGTGTAATAATGACTCATGTAAACACCTGTATTGCTAAATTACTTGCTGCACCACTCGCTATGGCATTTACAGCACTTGCTACTGTAATAGGCCCATCAATAATTAACTTCTCTTGGGTCGCTAAAACAATACCACTATTCAATGCAGCAGTGTTGTCAAAAGCTATACAAATAGTATTCCCACTCGTATTACAGAAGCTCATTTTAACATAATTACCAGCAGCAATTCCTAAAGACGCACTACTCGTTCCAACACTTGCGCTCGTAGGAGCCTGACCAGTGCTTGTTGCTAGAACAACAGGCAAGCTGTTTGCCATTGTGTCCTCTCCAGCAACATCCCCGATGTCACCTATAGCCGTTAGCAAACTACCAGAGGGAGTCACCTTTACATTGTAATAGGTGCCCCCTCCCGTAGAACTTCTCCCAGCTATGACACTTCTATTAAGAGCAGCTAATGTATTGTCAGTTAGTGTGGTAGTCAGCTTTTCTAAATTGGTAGTAGTACCACCAGCTATACAAGCAGTATATAGAATGAGATTGGTAGCATCTCCTCCCGTCTTTGCCACCTCAACTGTCACTGGCAAGTTGGGACTAGCCAAGGATGGATCAAGTTGTAGGTTAGGGAATCGTAACGTGTGGAAAGTTATCCATTCACTGTCAGGAGAAAACACTTGATACTCAACAGGGCCACTCCCTAACCATGCCCATCGTATTCTGTATAAATTACTTTTTGTGAAGTCTATGGCTTCTGGAGTACCTGCACGTTTGAAGTTGCTACTTGCGCTTCCGTCTAATGGATCGCCGTTAAAACTTCCATAAGCAACTGAAGTATCACTAGCAGAAAAACGCCTTGTAACATTAAAGGTAAGACCTTCATAGCCTAAAAAGAATCCATTATTAGCATCAAATAAACCAATTCTCTGTACACCGTTACCATCAGTCGGTGTAGTAAATGCAGCAGTAAAATATACATACTGCTCAAAACTCGGTCTATAATAAACTTTGTTTACACTTACACCTGAAACAGACGTAGTAGAAGAAGTACTAGAACTATATAAAGCATGACCATTAGTGATTGTAGCACTTGCACCTCCTGTAGCGGTATTCGTTATTACAGCACTGTCAAAACTCGTATCAAAAGCTAATTCAACCTGGTTAGTTCGTTGTCCTGTCGTTTGTAGACCTAAAACGTCTGTACTATTACCGCCACCTCCACCGCCACCTTGTGCAGCTAAGATTGCTTGTAGAGTTGTCTCACTTGCAAAATCAGGAACCGTAAGATTTTCAGCACCTGCACCTCCATAATCTACTACTACAACCTGTGCTTGCTCGCCTCCCTTTTCAACACTCCGCACTGGAATGTCATCATTACTACTTGTAGGTGAGTTGGATACTGTTACGTTGTCAGTCACTCTTATTCCTCATCCTCTACTGTTTCAATCTCTACCGTTGTCTCTCCAGCTTCGTTCGTTTCCATCTTACCAATTTTTTTACTGGTTTTTGGTATGATGTTGTTAATCACAATCGGTTGTTGTTCAGCTTTAGGCGTTGTCGCTTCTGTTACCGTTTGCTGTTGAGTCTGCATTGCAAGTCTGATCTTTTCAAGCTCTTGCTCTTGATTCAAACGCCGTTCCTCTAACAGCTTTTCAGACTCCTTCATTCTGACTGCCATATTTTCCAGTTCGAGTCTCTGTAGATCAATGAGTTGTTCCACACGCTGTGCTTCACGCTTTGCTTCTGTTGAATCCACTTTAACTGCCGTCTCAGCTTGTATACGCGCTGTTTCAAGCTGTATCCGCTGCTGCTCAAGCTGGAGCTTTTGTGCGTCCACTTGTGATTTTTGTGCTGCAAGGTACTCATCTACGCTCGCCTTCTTAAAAGCTATCTCTACTTCAGCTTGTGCTTGTGTCATTCTTGTTTGTGCATCAGCTTGCGCCATGTACATCTTTTGATTGGACTCTTGAGCTTCCATTTGGATGCGAGTCATCTCAGTTTGATACTTCATCTGTGAGGCTTCACGCTGTTGCTCTACCTGCATTGCAAGTGGATCTGGTGGAGCCTGTTGTGCTTGCTGTTGTTTTATTTGTACTACTTGACTGAGATCGGCTAATGCTTTCTGGTAACACGCATCAAGCTCTTTACCACCTTTGAACCTTCGTACCAGATTCTGCATGAGTTCCATAGAGAATGTAGTTAGAGAAGGATACTCATTGATTAGTGCTCCCATCTGCTGAAAGAATTGACCAGAAGTAGTAAGAAGGTCTAGCCCGTCTTGCTTCTCTTGCGCCTGGTCTAGTGCAACCATCGAGTCTGTTGCAATGTTAATTCTGTATACACGCTCCTCAGTGTCTTTAATTACTTCTGCAATCTGTTGCTTCATTTGTTCAGCAACAATCATAGGTAGCTGTGGGTTCTCTTCTGTCGGCTCAGGTAGGTAAGGCCGTACAATAGAGTCTACATCTGCAACCTCAAAGATTGTTTCCATACTAAACTGTTCAGCAATAATAGTGCCGAGTTTGTTCACTGCATCAGAGATAAACTTTGCAAACTGGTTTTGCCGAACAATAAGACCAAGGCTTGACCATTGGTTTTCTAGCCTATTAGCCGTTGCAGTCTTGTATTGTGCGCTTGAACCTCTGAGAAGGTCAGATACTTTTAGTGTTTCATAGAGCTGTGCGAGAGCTTCGCCTCGTGCAGACTGTAGAACGCTTAGAGTTTCTACATACGGTCGAATGTCATGGTACTCCATCCCGTTAGCCTGACCGCCTCTACCTTTCTAGTCAGGCCAGTTCATAACAGGGATGAATTTTAAGTCACCTTGCATGAGCTGCTCTACCTGGTCACCCATTGTAGCATCGTATAGAGCATTGGTACGGATTGCTTGTACAGTTGCAGCAATCCTTGTTGTCATGCGCTCAATCTGTAGTATCTGGTCACGGCAATGAGTGTAGTCAGATACAGGGATAACTGAGTCAGGGTCTATAGACTGATTGATAGTAGAACAAGGCCAAAAGTGCTCATACCTAATAGGAACATCACCTTCTTCTAGTACCGACTTGTCACCTTTCTTCTGGAGCCAGTAGAGCTTGTCTGTTTCTTGGCACCATATCTCAAACAATTCAGCTTTCCCTTCATACTTCTCAGTTGTCTGATAAAGGTTTTTCTTCAGGGCATCAGGGTAAGAGTCGTATGACAGTTTACGCGCTGTCTCTTCACCGAACTGCTCAGTAGCTTCTTTCTTGCTCAAGAACGCTCGTCTAGCTTTCCACTCTATCTCAGCTTCGTTACGCGCATCAGATTGTAGAAAGTCGCAGTATTGAATGTTGTCGAGTACTGCTCGCTCTTTCGCTTTTACTTCAATCTCCATCATACCAAGTATGACACCTTCTGG